AAGCTAGAGAATTATATGAAAACAATTTTAATGAAAAATTAAATATTGACAAATGGAATCCAGCTGATGTCTGGTTAGAATACAGTAGTTTACCTAGTCATACATCATTGACAGCGTTAAATAATTACTGTTTTAATAGTATAAAGAATGTAGAGGGATGGATTGGTATATCTTTGAAAAAAGGAAGTGGTAAATTGAATTATATTAATTATGATAAAACAAAAGAACCATACGAACTTAAAAACATCAATATGAAACTTAGTAAGTTGTGGGCATTATCAGCTGCTATAGAGTTTGAAGGTACAGGCCTAGACGGTATATCATTAGGATTTAGAATATTTAATGGTAAAGCAACAGAACCAATTAGAGGTGAAGGAACAGCTAAAGGTGCTGACGCTGTTCAAGGTAAAGTTAATTTAGGATTACTTGATACTTTCACAGGTTCGAAACTCAAATCTAAGATTACAGCTGTTGGTGGTGCTGATATACTAGACTACAACAGAAATACAGGGTTGTATTCATTAAGTAAAACTGGTATTAAGAAATTTAAAGAAATTCAAAAATCTTGGAAAATAGTAAAAAGTAATAGAAAATTATCGTTTGCACGAGGTGCTATGAAGAAAAACTATGACATGGCCTTTAAAAATGAAAAACAATTTATTGAAATGTTAAACAAAGAGAAGTTACCTGAGAATAAGGGTAAAGCTATTGTTAACTCAAGATTTCAAACATTAAAATTAGTCAGTTTGATGTCAAGTATGTCTCAAAAAGATCAGAAAAAATTAGCATTATCATTACTTAAGTATGGTAAATCAATGTCTGAATGGTCAGCAGCACATTTAAAATTAGAGTAGTATGGAATTTTTAACAGAAGCAGCAGGTAAAAATCTACACTTAGAACATCTTGAAGATGAGATTCTAAACTTCGGTATTGCTGGTGGTAGAAGTGCTATAGAGTTTCTACAATCATTGAGAGATATGTTCAAAGGTGGTTCAGGTAGTAAACTAAATGTAACAGTCAAGTGGGATGGTGCACCAGCTATCTTCGCGGGACCACATCCCGAAACAGGTAAATTCTTCGTAGCTAAGAAGTCGTTGTTTAATAAGACACCGAAGTTTTATCACACTAACGAAGAAATAGACGCTGATCTATCAGGTGAGTTAGCGAGTAAGTTTAAAGTATGTCTCGCTGAGTTCTCTAAGTTAGGTATGAGAGAAATACTACAAGGTGATTTAATGTTCACTAATGATGTAAGTACTCAAGATATTGATGGAGAATCACATTACACATTTCAACCTAATACAATTTTGTACGCTGTACCAACAAACTCTAAGATCGGAAAAGAGATTAAACAAGCTAAAGTAGGTATTGTCTGGCATACAACATACAAAGGTACATCTATCGAATCGTTATCAGCTTCATTCGGAGCTAAGATCCCAGGTAGATCACCTAATGTCTGGCAAGACGACGCGACATATAGAGATGTATCAGGTAAAGCTACATTCACAGCGTCAGAGACAGTCAAAGTGAGCTCGCTACTATCATCTGCTGGTAAACAATTTCAAAGAGTTAACTCAGGATCATTTAATAAATTTTTAAGATGGCAAGATAGTCTAGGATCATCTGCAGTTGGTTCTAGTTTCAAAACATATCTAAATACATATACAAGAGCTGGTAAGAAACTACCGAAAGGTAAACAAGCTGTTAAAGGATATCAAGTACACTTTCAGACATGGTGGAAAAAGAATAAAGGTGATTCTGATATACAGAACTCTAAACTCAGAGAACATTTAAAAGTTATTAAGAGTTCACTAAAGACATTAGAACAAGTAGTAGACTTCATGAGATTTTTGATTGAAGCTAAGATGATGATTATTAACAAAATGGATTCAGCAAAAGGTATAGCTAAGACATTCGTTAAAACAGACAACGGATTTAAAGTAGTAAATCCTGAAGGATATGTCGCTATTGACAAAACAGGTGGTGCTGTTAAAATAGTAGACAAATTAGAATTTTCATTTAACAACTTTACAGTTGCTAAGAATTGGGATAAATAGTACTATGAGAGAAAGAAAACAACCACAAGATCCTCATGTAGATGATGAACCAGGTACACAACCTAAGAAATACTACAAAGGATTGAGTAAAAAAGATAAAGAAGCTAGAGCTAAACACTTTAGAAAAGGTGGTAAAGGTCCAGCTCCAGGTGATAAAGATGATGATGGTAAACAAGTTAAGACTAAACCTAGTAAACATACATTAAAGTTTAAAAAGATGTTTGGTGAAGCTAATCCTGATAAGTCACTTAATGATAAAGCTAAGAAATCTGGTATACCTGTTGGAATACTCAAACAAGTATTCAAACGAGGTGTTAAAGCTTGGCAGACAGGTCATAGACCAGGTACAACAGCTGTTCAATGGGGACATGCTAGAGTTAATTCTTTTATTACTAAAGGTAAAGGTACATGGGGTAAAGCTGATAAAGACTTAGCTGATAAAGTTAGAGGTGAAGGTTTGTGGGATAACATTAGAAAGAAAAGAGCTCGTGGTGAACCAATGAGAAAGAAAGGTGAAAAGGGAGCTCCAACAGCAGACGCGATTAAGAGATCACAATAAATGAAAATTCTAAAGAAAATACTTTGGCCTCTGATAAAATTAAAAGAATGGATTGATCCAAACTATTGGGCAGAAGAAATAGGTGAAAAGAGTGGAGCCTATGACAAAGCTAGAAACAGTAAACTAAGACAATGGGTTGATTCATTAGAAGGTTGGAAATGGTGGGCTTGGCAACTCGGTCCGTGTCTTATAATATTTATATTAATAGAGTTAGCTATCAATCAGATAGGTATGACAATGTTACCTTGGAGATAATATGAAAACATTTTTAGAACATAATAACTTTGGAATCTATGAAGGTAAGTATGTACCGTTAGAAAAACCAATGGTTGAATTTACAGAAGATGATGATAAACCTCTTAACAAACCCAAGAAAGGTGGTCCGAAGAAGTTTTATGTCTATGTTAAAGACGGAGACAAAGTAAAGAAAGTTACTTTCGGAGCGAAAGGTGGTGGTGGTAAATTAGCTGTTAAACTTGATGATCCTAAAGCGAGAAAAGCTTTCGCTGATAGACATAATTGTGATACAGCTACTGATAAATTATCAGCTAGATATTGGAGTTGTAGACTTCCAACATACGCCAAAGATTTAGGATTAACTGGTGGTGGAAATTATTTCTGGTAAACCATACGAAGACGATGGTGATATCAGAACATTCTACTCTAATGTAGATAGTGACCAATTAGTTTGGCATAGAGATTTAGAAGACAGAAAAGTTACAGTATTAGAAGGAGAGGGATGGCAGTTTCAATTCAATGGTAGTTTACCGATTGAATTAGTAGAAGACAGAACATTTATGATACCAAGAGATATGTATCATAGAGTAATAAAAGGTAAGACAAGATTAGTTTTACGGATAGAAAAGATATGAACACAAAAGATCAAGACAATTTTTTAAAGTTATCTGTTAAAGGATTCAAACAGATGGTGAAAGATGTTGGTAAGTTCGACAAGGACTTAGAAAAACTTGCTAAAGATGCTGTTAAGTTTGGTAACAAGGGTTATCTTCAATTCATGAATTACTTTCATAAATTACCTCAAGGTGATAAATTAGCTCTGGCTGGTGAGATAGCTTACTATACTAAACAAAAAGATAAAACAATCGAAAAGATGTTAAAGTTTAGATTCGAAGAAGTTGAGAAGACATTTAAAGATATAACAGAAGCTAAAGACAAAGGTGTGACATTTACATTCGGTAGATTCAATCCACCGACTGTTGGTCACATGAAGTTAGCAGCTAAGATGAAGTCAGTAGCTAGAGGTCATGATGTACAGATATTTACTTCACATACTACAGACAAGAAAAAGAATCCGTTAACGAATAAACAGATAAGACAATTTATGAATCCGATGTTACCGAAAGGTATTGATGTTCAGAAGGCTGACGCTAAAACTGTATTTGATGTTGTAACAAACTTACATGATCAAGGTTATGAACACATACAAATGGTTGTTGGTTCAGATAGAATTAGAGAATTTGATGCTGTACTAAACAAATATAATGGTATCAAAGCTAGACATGGATATTACAATTTCAAAACAATCAAAGTTGTCTCAGCTGGTGAAAGAGATCCAGATTCAAAAGGTGTAGACGGAATGTCAGCTTCGAAGATGAGACAGTTAGTTTCTGTAGGTGATGAAAAAACATTCGTTGATTCACTACCTCGTGGATATAAACTAGGTAAACAATTATACAAAGCTGTACAGAAAGGTATGGGTATCAGAGAAGACTTTCCAGACTTTATGTATGAAATATATAATCCTCAACAACACGAATGGGGTACAGACGCGGGTAGAGAATACGCTCAAGAGTTTACACCAGGTCAGAAAGTAGTTAATTTTAGAAAACTATCTAAGATAAGAAATGAACAAGAAGTACCTAAGAAAGTAATGGTAGATAAAGAAAAATTCTATAAAGAATTAAAGAAAGAACGAAGTAAGTTTAAAGCTGATTATGGTGATAAAGCTGATTCAATCATGCACGCGACAGCTATGAACATGGCTAAGAGAAAACATGGAATATCTTAAATATAAAGAAGACGATTTAGTACTTGACTTAGACGAGGGTGTTAACGATCCTGGTATATTCAAAGCGATTATTCTAGCGGGTGGACCTGGTAGTGGTAAATCTTTTGTAGCCAAACAACTCGGACTTAAAAGTTTAGGTCTTATTGTTGTCAACTCAGATAGTTTTTTTGAGATGATGATGAAACGAAAAGGTCTTTCATTAAAGATGCCAGAGAACGAAACAGAAGATAGAGAAGCCGCCAGAGTAGCAGCGAAAGCTTCAACAGACAAAAGATTTAAATCATTGATTGACGCGAGACTAGGTATCTTAGTTGATTCAACATCTGGTGATCAAGGTAAGACATTTAAGATGTATAGATTGTTAGAAGAAGCTGGGTATGATGTTAAAGTTATATTCATTCAAACAGATTTAGAAGTAGCGTTACAAAGAAATAATGAAAGAACTAGAACAGTACCACCAAAAATAGTAGAGAAATCACACAAACAAGCTCAAGTCGTTAAAGGATATTTAAAGAAACATGGTAAAAGAAACTTTCATGAAGTAGAAAATAATGGTGGTCCAATAGATAAAAGTATAGCTGGTAAGTTAACACAATGGGCTAGAAAACCAAATAACAATGCTTTAGAATGGATAGCTTCTGTTAAAAGAGGTATGGATTCTTCTGTTAGAGAAGACATAAATAATAATACAATACAAAAATTTAAAGAGTATAATAAATGACAATCGGAACATCAAATGTATCATTCAGTTCTATAGCATCTGAAATAGGTAAGAGTCAAACTAACTTGAGTCTAAGAGACGCTGCTCAAGATACTTTGATTTTAAATCCGAGTAACAGTAGACAAACATTTACATTATCAGATTCACTTACATTAAATCAAGAAGACACTGCAGTAGCCGATAATATGAACTTAGCTGGTAGTACTAACTTTGAAGTATCAGAATTTAAATCTTATGATAAAGTAAGTGAAATAATATTTAGTAGTTCACCTAATGACGGTAGTATTACTAGTCAAAATGAAACACTTAATGTCACTAACGGAACAACAGCTATAACAGGTTTTTGTCAAGTACCAGTTAATATGGCAGGTGAAATATATGGTAAACGAGTAGGCAATGATCTTGTTTGGTATGTGAGTGAAGGTGATTATACTACAGGTGGACCGGGTGGTCATTCTAAAGAAAGTAATAGTTTTAGTTCTGATACAGAATGTGCTAGACTAGCTGGTGTAGGTTCATCAACAACTGTATCCGTATCTTATAGTATATTAAGACAAACAACAGGATTCTTTGATGCTTATCTAAGTGCTTTTTCATCAGGTAGTACAAACAGTAATTTATCTTCAACAAACACTAAGATAGGTTATGACTTTAGACTCTCTGGTATAGGTGAGTGTATTCAAAACGCACATAATATTATAACTTGTATACAAATGGATTATACTGTTACTGTACCAAATTACGATGCTAGAAAGTTTAGATTCTTTGTTGGGTTCAAAGGTAGATATCAAACAACAGCTTCAGAATGTTGTTAAGGAAATAATATGTTAAATGTTAAACACAAAGAAACAGTATTAAGAAACGCTGATGATAAAGCTTACGCTATAGATGTAGAAGTCTGTATGTATAAAGGTCCACTAACTATGAAAACAGTTAGTTTAAATACTACAGAAGAAGGTGACCCACAAGATTTTGAAGTAATAGATTGGGATAATTCAAATAAATTAGGATCAGAAACAGTTCAATGGTTAATACCGACAAATAAACAAACAAATACATTTCCAACAGAACATAGAGCTGAAAACACAGCTTACGATACACTACAATGGGAGTGGAGAGAGTTATATTTACAAGACGGTGATATAATTAGAGTTGAACAAGAATTAAGAGAAACATATAAGGATCATGACGGCGTAGTGTCATCTTAGAGATTTTTAAATACATAAATACATTACACTAACGGAGAATATTCAAAATGACAGTTTTTAAACCATTAAGTACTGAAGCTAATCTAGGTACAAGTACTGGAGCAGCTTCTAATGTAAGTCTAGCGACTACAGTAAGATTATTTAATACAGCAGCAGTTGGTACAGAATATCTAGTAACATTAGAACAAGCTGATGGTACAGATATAGGTACATTTACTTTAGACGGACAACAAGAAGCGTTTATTCGTAAAGATTCAACAGACAAACTATTCGCAGCTAATGCAGCAGTCGAAGCTGTATCAGTAGCAGTATACGGATAATATTATGAAAGGCACAACAGTAGTAACAGACTTTAAAGACTTGAAAAAAGCTATCGAAGAAGTCACAAAAAATCAACCAGCAGAAACTCGCTATCAACAACAAGCGAAGAAAATGGGATATACAAAAGACAAATCTGTTGTAGCCGAACAAACAATATCTGAAAAGAATTTAATGCCTGAGATCGAAAAGATCGTTGACACTAAAGGTGCTAAAAAAGTCGGTGGTGTGATGATTGATATGTTCACAGCATCATTACTTAAAAAAGTTTACAGTAAAGTAAATGACTCTAACAAAAAGAAAATGGAAAAAGCTAATATAGATACTCTTGTAGGTCTAGCTCATAAAATGATGGGTAAAGCTTTAAACAATTCTAATAACATAGACGAAGGTGCTATGAGTGACATGCTTATAGACATTCAACAAGGTGCGACAGCTAAAGAACTAGCTAGAGATTACAAAATGCCTTTGTCAGTAGCTAAGTCATTTCTAAAAGATTATTACGGTCAAAAGAAAGGTAACAGAAAAGAAGGATTCGCGAGTGACGCTCAGAGAAGAGCAGCGTTCGCTAGTGGTTACAAAGAGAAAGGTAAAAAGAAAGAAAAGAAAGAAGAAATAGACGAAGGTAAATACTCAGCGTATTCTGATTTACTTCTTATGAAGGCTAGAGTTATAGACAAAGAAGGACCTAAGTCTAATAAATTACCAGCAATCGATGCACAAATTAAAGTAGTAATGAAAAGACTTGGTATTAAAGAATCAGTCAATGAAGATAAAATGAGTCTTTCAACAAACCTAATGAAAGTTTACAAAAGAGACATAGAAAAACTTATGAAAAAACATGATGCATATGTCTCAGATTCTAATTCAAAATATACTACAATTTCATCTCCGAAACCAATAGATTCTGGTTTCAAAAAAGACTTATTTAAATTACTAGGTATGAACGAAGAACAATCTCTTACAGAGGGTACATGGGATATACCAGATACTAAAACTAAACTTCAAAAATTAATGGACCTTGTATCAAAACCATTCTTTGGTACTACTGAAAGAGATGTAGACAGATATTTAAAAATCATGCCATTTGGTGATGATGAGTTATATGATGATCTTGGTATTTTATATTTTATTCCTGGATCTCAAAAGAGTAAGAAGTTTCCTAAGACAGATTTAAATCAAGTTGCTATGGATTCACTTAATGGTAGATGGTTAACAGCTAAGAAAAAAGGTAACGGTTGGGATATTACTCATATCAATTTTGATGTAGACATGGACGAAGCTATTAAAAGAAAATCAGGTAGTCTTAGACCTAAAAGAAAAATGAAATTAGACATGAGTGAAGACGAAATGTCAAGAGCGAAAGAAGTCATAGCTTTACAGAAGAAACATGAAAGAGAAAAAGAAGTAGAAAAAGACAAACTTGAGAAAGAAAAAGAGAAAGCTAAACAAGCAGCTGATAGAGCTAAACAAACAGAATCTTTTGTTACTAAGTCACCATTCAAATTAAAATCAAAACAATATCCTAGAGCGATCGCTACAGAGACACAAGGTTTCGGTAAGAGACATGCTTCAGTAGAAGATTTACTAGAAGCTTGTGATTCATTCGGTATGATTACTGAACAAGAATTACAATTAGAAAAGATTGAAAGAGTTCTAGGTAAAGAAGGATTTTTAACATACAATAAAGTTGAGTTAGATGATATCTTTGAAGATAGAGAAACTCAAAGAATGATCTTAGCTTTAGAATCAGTTACAGAAGAAACAAAACCTACAGAATACGATAGAGAAAGTATCACAAGAGCTTTAGAAGAAGATTTAAATGTCGAATTTACTAAACCAGACGGTATGAAAGCTGTAGGACCTGTTCTTAAGATGAGTGGTAATACTTACAATCTGAAAGACATGCATACAGGTAAATCATTTACATTTAAATATATAAACGAGGATAAAGAAGTGAAAACATTTGGACAAGTAATTAGTGAAGCTAGATTCTCAGCCAAACTAGTAAAACAAGCTGGTGGTATAGCATTCGACAAAAGATATGTCGGTGGTAATATGACAGGTGCTGTTAAAGCTATTGAGAAATTAAAGAAAGGATTATCAGACGATCCTAAAGTCAGAGAACTTTTAAGAATAGCTAATGAAAGTTTCAATACACCATTCTTCAAAGAAATGAATGCTGAAGATCAAGACGCTTATGTCAAGTTCTTTCAATCAGCATTAAAGAAGTTTGATGTAACATCTCCAGCTCAATTATCAAAAGAGAAGAAAAAAGAATTCTTTAACTATATTGATAAAAACTATAAAGCTAAAGACGAAGATGTAAAAGAAAACAACATACCACATATGTGTGCTACTCATGTAGAACATGGAATGTGGGGTTCAGGTATTTGTGTATCTGGTGATCATGATCTAGTAGAACAAGAAGACGGATCATTTGAAGTAGAACATTATACTGTAGAATTTGAACATGGTATCGAAGAATTGGTATCAGTTAATGAGTTAGCTATAACTAAAGCTGAATCTCATGCTCACGCGATGGCTAAGAAAGCTGGTCGTAAAAAGAAAAAGTCAGAACAACAAAGAATTGATGCTAGACGAAAAACTTTTAGAGAGAAAATGAGAAAACTTGGTTACATCAAGGCTAGATAAAATGTTAACAGAAGGTAGAAAAGCTCCAGATATGGGGATGCCTACACAAGCTGGTAATAATTTATTACACGCTCTAGTTTTAAAAGCTAAGAGTGAAAGAGAATTGATGAGTATGATTGATAAACTAGCTGTCAAAATGGGTGGTAAGTATAAAGATGCTAAAGACCCTGTTATATCAGATACAGCTATTGAATTCTTTCAACAGAAAGGAAACAAAGGTGAACAAGGTAAAGCTGATAGAAATGTCTTTGTTCAAATTAAAGGAGCTGCCGATCTTCGGAACGGTAGTGTTATAAAATTAGATGATAAGAGTAAAGTAAAACTTGATCAAAAGTCAGCTTTACGAGTCATGAAGAATCTTGAAAAACAGAAACCAGCTCAGAGACTTAAAATTCAAAAGGCTATGAGTAAAAGTAAATCTGGTTTTGAAAGATTTGTAAAGATTCTAAATGTATAAATACATATAGAATTAAATTAAATATCGGGAGATAAAACAATGCCACTATGGGGAGCAACAGACGCAGACGAGTCAAAGCCTAAACACTTGACCGATGCACAAAAGAAAGAAGTCTACGCCGCAGCCGGTGGTTGGACAATCGAAGCAGGTTCTACAATGACTGGTAATGGTAACACAAGTGCTACACCAGAAGTTTTAGTGGCTATTGGTTCATTGACAACATCATTAGGTTCAGCAGACATAACAGAGATCGAATGGATCACAACAACAGCAGATAAATCTGATGGATTTACTTTATCAGTAAGAGCTAGATTTAACGAAGCAGTTGATGTTGATACAGGAAGTGGAACACCTTACTTAGCAGTAACTAACGGAAACCAAGGTTCTGGTACAGGTCGTGGACCACACAACTTAGCATACGCTTCAGGTACAGGTACTAATGAATTAGTATTCTCACTAGCAATAGGAGCAGCTAACGCAGCTACAAATGCTGATGATGTATTAGTAATCGGTGCTAACGCTATGAACTTGAACTCAGGTACTATTAAAGATGCTGGTACTTCAACAAACGCTACTATTACTAATAGTTCAGCTATTGGAACAGCAGCTGGTTCATTAACAGTTACAGCGTAATTAGGATAAAATTATGAAATCTTTTAAAAGTTATATAAGAGAGAGTAATGGATCTGGAGGGATATCAAGTGATATCCCACCTGATTTTCATATGCTTGATAGAGAAGATGTGAGACAACGAGTTAATTCTTGGTTAGAAGGGTGTAACAACATGGAATACATGAGTGTTGAAGCCGCTTTAACTCAGTTAGCTGGTAAAGTACAACAACTTGGTTTGACATTCAATATGTCAGAACAAGACTTTGGACAAGATGGTTCAATTACTTTAAATGTACATCAATTCGGTGAGAAATTAGACCCAGCAGGGACTCATGTTTTAGAACCGACTATACCAGAAGACTTAACAATGACAGTAGAATACGGTTCATCTGGTAAAGGTGGATATAGG